ATCTACGGTCTTGTCCATAGTCTGTCGTTCACAGACACCATCAACCCAGAACCAATCGCCCTGAGCATTGTATGCCCATACTGATATGACACTGAAGTCAGCAGTCTGCTTAGCAGACGTAGCAAAGTCAGTGGTGATATAGAAGTTGAAAGACCCTCTGTTAGTCAGAAGGTTCATTCGATTATACCAACGGATCTCGCTGTCCTGAACAAGACGCTCTTCTTCAGAGGTAATACGAAGCATAAGCTCCTGCATGAATGCAGAGAGCTTGCCAGTTTTGACAGCCATGTCATACTGAGCTTGCACATACTCGAAGGAGAAACGATCCTCCCATGCTCCACAGAACTCATCCATCTCGCAAGGGAACCGTTCGCACACGGGCCAGACGTTTACGTCCCAAGCGCCGGACTCGACGGCCTCGATGAGAATATCATCCTTGTTAAACGGCGTACCGTTGAACAGAACCTTACGTCGAGTTGGATCGAGTGCGTGGTTCACACCCTTATAGACTGTATCCTTGATGGCGATCATGGAAGCCTGAGACTTACTATCGTCATCGCTCACAAGGTCATCGAGCACACAGAGCACAGGACGCTTACCAAAAATCTTGGTACCACGTAGACCCGTCTTGGCACCGAACATCTTAAGACCAAACTTATGGCCTGCAACGTTCTCAAACTCAATGTAGGCATCAGTGAAGGTTGCCTTGGGCAACCACTTCTGAAGGAATGGACTGTTATTGTATCGGAACTCCATGTTCCGACGAAGGCTCTTAACACCGTTGTCCATAGAGTCAGAGACATAGATAGCTCCGGTGACATCACCAAAGCCTTCGATCTCACCCATCATGGCTACGAATGGGAAGAAGTATTCCGCAAACAAAGTGGTCTTAGCAGCACCACGGAAGCAGAGGTTAGCGATATACTGGCTAGGACCAGTGATCTTGTCCAACATAGCAAGATGGACAGGGGGGGTCTTATGACTCTCCCCCTCAGAACCGTTGACCATCTTAATGAAGTTCATGAACTTCAATGAGAATGCACTAGGCTTAAATGCTAGGCTGTTCAGGTAGGTATAATCTACCTGATCCAACCATTCATCCAAGTCTTGCTTAATCAACGGCATCCCGTTTTTCCTCGGCATCTACTGTAATCAGGGTCTGACCAGCAAGTTCTCTGGCAGATAGACCATGCTCGATAGCATCAAGTTGGGCTTGTGCCAAATTGCCCATCATACTCTTCATAGCATCAAGCTCGATATTCACATTAACCTGAGTAGCAACAGCAGGTGCTTGATCCTTTGGCTTAGACAGATGAGTGAGAATTGAGTTAGCTGCTTCTGCTCGTACCTTCTCGCTCTGAGCATTCATCATAAGATCAGCCTGAACGCTGATAGCCTTATGGTACACATCCACGAACTGGACATGCACAGGGATCAGACACTTCTCCATGATGGAGTTGACCAGCTTCGTCTTATGATAGGCAGAGACGTAAGCCGAGATGTCTTTGCTGGTCGTGCCCTTAGCAATCAGATCCTGCATCCTCTGAGGGAATGTAAGAGCATAAGCATCCTGATTGGTCCGACCCATCAGCTTATGCGTCACATACTGAACTGCGTTCAGATACTGCTCAGTGCTCCACTTACCTTCACTCAGCACATGGCTGTAGGTGATGAAGTTGTCTCTGATCTGCTCGCCAAGCAGAGGATCATTGGTAAGATTGTTGATCGTATCTGTCAGGTTCTGAGTTGCAGATGACCGCAGGTTGGCAGGCAAAGCACGTTCGACTTCTTCACGGGTCAGACTCACGACAAAGATCCTAGATAATTAGAGTTGTGCATGAAGGCTCATGCCCTCATTGGTTCAGAGACAGGTTTATGGGTTAGCCTAGTCAAATTGGTTGGGGCAGGTGGATTGGTCGTCCGATACCTGCCCCAACTTATATGCGGTCTTCGCCTACAGACCTCTCGCCCCTTACTCGTCGTTCGCTATCGCTCACGCCTTCGCGGGGCTTCGGTCTTCGGCTCGACCTACGTGCTTCAGGAGAAAAGGGAGTAGGATTTCTCGAAGACATCCTTCGGAGACCAACTCACATATCCTTCATAACCTTTGACATTGGGCCGCTGACCATCAGCGTACTCAATAATGTATCCCATCTCATTGGGGTCTTCATCAGTAGGAACATCCCACTTACGCACCTTACAGTATGCTCGCTTGGTGCAAAGCTCAGCATGAACGATCTTAGTGCCGACATAAGTTTTAGATGAGCTACGACTCGGTGGAATACCTGCCTCTACCAACTTAACCTTGCTCTTGAGTTCATATCCCATGAGCATCCAGATCTTGTTCTCGGCATCCTTGCGGGCGAGACGCTGGCCTACATCTTCCATAAAGTTTGCAGGATCAGCACAGGCTGACTGCCCTAAAACGGTAAAGCCATTACTCAGATCGAGGACACAGATCGTTAGCAGATCATGCTGATAGAAAGTCTCCTTCACAATGTTATCCAACAAAGCTTCGTATGTCACACGAGGGGCTTTGCTACGTTCAATCAGTTCGTTTTCGGTAACGGGTTCCATCTTTTTCACCTCTATAACTTGGGGGTAGAACCGAGATCCTTCTTAATCTCGGAGGGGGCATCCTTCAGGATCGCATCCAAGTCTGGGATCTGATCCTTGGGATCGAGTGGGGGGTTTATCGGCTGGCATTCCTTGATCCACAGCCGAGCCTCATCCAGTTTGGTGAGGACCATACTCCTCTCCCTACTTGGTGCTAACCTCTCAGCAGCTAGCTGACTGGCCTCCATCACCTTGAACAATACGCTCTCCATACGGATCTCCTTTTACCGTCTTGGCAATCATGCTTTAGGCTGTATATAGCCGTCTGACAATACGGGGACTGACCTCTCTGTTCCAAGCACCCATGCGGGGGATCCACTTCTTAAAATATAGAAGGAAGGAAATGGGAGAGGTATGCCCGGTATCGCTTACGCTCCTCCGAGGAACCAAGGAGAGGAAGCCCTCTCTCCAAACCCTATTGACATAGAAGCATCATCAACATATCTCTCGTCTCACAGGCTAAGAGTTTCTGAACCTTTCGCTTAGCCTGAGACTGCTGCGTGCTGGTCCGGTGGACTTGGATGTGTCGTGAAACCCCAGTAGCTAGTGGGGATATAACTGCTACAGGTAGAGGTCACGCCTCCTTGTCCGGGATACCGGGCGCTGCTCAGCAGCAAGTGACTGATCTACTGGCAGAGCGTGCATTAAACGCTAGGGTGACTTGACACACCCGACAAGGGGGAACCCCGGAGTTGAGAGCAATCTCCTCCGGGGTTTTTTCTTGACCTCTTTCCCCCTACCAACTTATATTCGGAACCAAGGAGAAATATAATATGTATGTATGTCGTTTCACCACAATCGATGATGCTATCCTAGCCATCAACATGATGACGATAGAAGCCCTTCTTCAGAAGGGTACAGGTACAGTCATCGTTACATCCAATGACACCTATCATGTCAAAGACTCCTTCGAGGAAGTCGATAAGCATTGGCTTGAGGCTGCAAAGTTTGAAGCCGGTACCTCTGAACCAGAGGAAGAAAAGGTAGTCGAAACGATCACGTTCCATGACTGGCCTCTACCAACATATCCTTGGTAAGAGGGTTACTCCCAATATATATTTGGGGTGCAGTATGAATTTTTTCATAGTTAGGTCTGAAGGCAGGGGGTTTGCCGGAGGCACCCCCCTTAATACAAACCACCCCCCCGGTGGTTTAATACATTAATACAATGGGGTACCCCCATTCTTTAATACAGGCCTCCGGCCTATCTGGATCATCCCGTTAGTGGATGAACTTAATCCCTTCTCTTGGTTCAAGCATCCTGCTTAACCATTCAACATAGGACTATATATCATGGCCTCCATCAAGCTCGCTGCTGGTACCGTACTCGATACCGTAGCTAACACTGCCAAGGTTGTCAGTGACACTGCTCAGACTCTCTCTGGTGCAGTTGGCATGGCTAACCGCTTCATCGAAAGTGCATCTGTCGATCAGAAGGATCGTCAACTCATCCATCGGAAGACCTTCCGTGATACTCTCCTCCGTGAGAGCCGTATCAACATCGCACAGAGCAATAAGGAAGTCGTAGACTTCATCGCAGAGAGTGAAGCTAACGCTAAACTTTATGCTCAAGCTGAAGAATATCTTCCCGACAACATCTTCGGCGACTAATCCTAAACGTTTGGCCCTAGCTCTTTGTAGCTAGGGTCATCCTAAACAACCGATAGATAACTGCTCTACATAGTTATCTTATAGATAGGCGATAGATCAAGGATAGTCACCAGCTACTCATAGGAGATGAACAATGTTCACCCAGAGCATCAGCAATGGTTATGAAGTCAGTACTCTTGGTGACAAACGCTTCAGCGCACTCGTAGCAACTATGCCTGATGGTCGTACCATCGAACAATGGTACCAGTGTGACATCAAGGGCTATAACCTTGGAGGTCGCAACTGGAGACTCGGTAAAGGCAAACCTCCTTTAATCGGCTGGACCAAAGAACAGCTATACGACATGTACCTAAGCCTCTGGAGGCTATGGGCCATACACAACTCCAATCTTATGATTGAACTGAAGCAACATGCTGAAGCCAATCATAACCACCTCAAAGACACCTTCGCCAAAGCAGGATCAGTGAACCAAGCTAGAGCTTTGGCACAGATCCTCAACGAATGGTTCTCAGACTAGGAACAGCTTTTGAAAGGAACATAACATGCTCCGCATTCCACTCACATTCATGCTCTTAGGCACCATCCTGTTCATTGCAGGTGAGCACTTCTCAAACATAGGTCTGATGCTCTTAGGATCATTCCTTTTGTTCAGTGGTGGTTATTACAGCCTGAAGACTCTGAACATTCTGTATAGCCGTGTCAGGCGTGACGAGATCCATCTCTGAACCAAGGAGCTTACAATGGAAGCTACTTCTATGGCTCTAACAGCCATACTAATAATAGCATTTGCTGTTGGGTTCATCATAGTATGGGGAAACATTGTCTATGACTTCGTATCGAAGTTCATTGACATAGACCATACACCCACAGTCCACTTCATGGCTTATATAGTGATAGCTGCCATTGTCCCTGTCCTAATGCTGACAGTGGCAATAGACCTATTGCTATGAAACTCGTTGTAGCTGGTGGTCGTGACTTCACTGACATGTTTTACATGGGTCAGTGTCTCTTCAACCTTCAACAATCTGGTGTCATTCCAGAAGAGCCAGAACTGGTCTGCGGTATGGCTCGTGGTGCTGATATGACAGCACACAAAATATGGACGAAGGGTGATGCAATCATCCATGAGTTCCCTGCTGACTGGTCCACAGGCAGAGGTGCTGGCTTTGTCCGCAACTCACAAATGGCTCACTTCGCAGATGCAGCCGTGTGCTTCTGGGATCAACAATCCCGAGGCACATCACACATGATCAGCCAAATGGCTATGCTCAACAAACCTTGTTGGGTGTTCAACTATTAGGAGAACACATCATGCTCACCGGAGCACTTATTGGACTAGGGATCTCAACCCTTTGGACAACTCTTGTATATAGTGCAGCCTTGGTTGATGCCCAAGAATACAACGACTCATACATGGCACGCCTCACCGGGCGTAAGACTATAAGCCTCAACTGGTCTATGTTCTTTCTCAAGACAGTTAGCCTAGCATTCATTGGTGCAATCATTGGCTACTTTGTAGCCTAATGGCGAACCAGAGAACTACCCTCATCCTATATACTCTAGGCATGACCGCATTGGTCATACTCCTAGCAGTGTATGGTCTCACCCATCCTTACAAAGGATAATCAACATGTTTAACATTACTCAAGGTAAAGGCTTCCAAATCACTTTTGAGAATGGTTGTACTGTTAGTATCCAGTTTGGTACAGGTAACTACTGCGAAAAGCGTAGCTTCGATGCTAAATACGGTAGTGAGAAACTCAATGATATGTGGGAGTCTCCTAATGCTGAAATAGCAGCATGGGACAAAGACAATAACTGGCACTGCTTTGGGCAAGATACTGTTGAAGGACATCAATCACCTGAACAGGTATTGGCCTTCATTAACCAAATCTACACTCAGGGTATTATCCCTCAACCAAAACAGGACTAATCAACATGCGTCATATCCTGTGGCTTGTGCCACTCCTGCTCGGCATTGGCCTCATGATCTGGTGCCAATACCATCCTCTGCCTAACACGGGACGTGAGTTCCTTGCTGGCCTCATGATCTTCATATCCGGTATGTGCTTTGCCTTCATGCTCTTGGATAAGATCGATGAAAGGTTCATGGATGCAAGTCGGTGAACCCGGACACTGGCTGCTTCTAGCAGTCCTGTATCTCGTCTATCTTGGTCTGCGTACTCTCTGGTATGCAATCAAGAAAAAGGTTGAGAGCATTATCTCTTAATCTCGGCCTCCGGCCTTCTTGGGTTTGTTCCTAAACCTATACTCAACACTCAAAATCTTGGAGAATACACATGTCCCTCAATCTCGCTGATTTCGCTCGTTCGGCTACTGCTCCTATCACCACTGCTCCTCAGGGCACCGAGCGTAAGCCTCGTGAAGAAGCCAAGTTCTGGCTGAACTTCGGTTACATCAAGAATTTCAAGAACGAACAGGGTGAAGACGATCAGACGTTCGTCACCCTCGCTCGTGGTATTCCTGTCGATCAGGTCGAAGCATTCGATCTCGGTAAGATCCGTAACACCAACATGGCTACGCTTCGCCGTGACCAGAACAAGTTCCTCGCAGCCATCATGACTGAAGCAGAGGCTCTTGAGCCGGGTCAGTCGAAGATCATCTCGTTCGACAATGAGCGTAACCTCGGCGTCGAACTGCGTCGTGTCGGAAATGCTGCTGAACCCATCGCTGAAGAGGATGATGCTCCTCTGCCCTTCAGCTTTGGCTGAATTAAGGGGCTGAAGCTCTAATCCCTGAATAAAACAGGGGTAGCCTAGGCAAGCTTGGTAACTGCCTATTTGTATTGTTCGTGTAACCTTGCTCCACCAGTTGGCAGTAGAACTGGTATAAAACCCAGAGGTTGTTATGCATAATTACCGTTAGAACCACTACCGAGCCGGGACGGTATATTCCCGGCACTTTGATGAGTGGTGGCTAACAGCCAAGTGTATGTAGATCGTACGGGCTTGGACAGCGTGCTACGACTATGCCACCACTCTTCATCGTTTGAACCAAGGAGAATGAATATGACTATGCTTGAAAGTCGTCAGGTCCGCCGTGCCCGTGCTCGTGGCTATAACAATCGTGTGATGTTCTATAACTGGTATGGTGAATACCGCTTCATGCGTTCAACCCGTCAAGGTGATTATAGCAGCAAGTACATGCCTCACCATGGCAAGAACGTTGGTTATATCACTGACGAAAACAAGAACATCATTCGCTATAAGAACTGATTTCTAAGGTGTCTGCTGGATCCAATTCCAGCAGCATCCTCAGCAATCTCGCTAACTAATAAAGCTTTAGGGGTCTACGTCCTTGAGCGCGCTAGTATGACATCTCTGATGCGACTTAGAGCGACTAAACGGTACAAGCAGGGTGAGAAGCCTGCACCTCACACATTCAACAAAGGATTATTCACATGGCTAAGAACATCAAGAAGTTCGGTGATGCTCGTGACAATGCTGACTATCGTGGTCAGAAGAGCACCATGCCTGCACGTCAGCGTGATGGTAAGCCGTATGCAGGTGGTCGTCCCCTTCGTCGTGCAATGCGACGACTGAAGAGTGCTCAGGCACTGCATACTAATAACAAGGCATCGGCATCTGAGCAAAAGATGCCGGGTGCAATGCGTCCGTAATTCATCGGGAGGGCCTTATGGCTCTCCCTTTGAACATTTGGACGATAGTCCAGCTATCAGTCCAACCCCCAACATACTGCTACTAGATCCCAACTCAATCCTACTTTTCTAAAGAGGATAAGTTGGGATTTTTTAACTTTAGACGAAGGACGACTAAACAATGGTACACGCTATTTTGGTAGGCATTTTGGTCCTGATCAATAGTTGGCTTTTCCTAGTAGGATTGAAGCTTGCGATTGGTAGGACTGGTTCTGTAACCGATATGCCTCTTAACAATGCACTAGCAGTCATCAGCAACAAGGTACTTGGAGGCGTCTACGTCATGGGATCCATGATCGTGTACGCTGTCCTCCTCATCTGACATGATTACCGTAGATACCAGACTCTTTGGTGATCCAGATGGAGTACCCATTGGAGCCTTAGAGTTTGGTCTCCACACTCCATACAAGCTTGGTCATCAGAACCCAGCCAAGGGCTTAGCCCTTATCCAGAACCAAGAAGAAGCCCAGCAGGCATACCGCTGGTGGCTCACTTGGCAGATAGAACTTCAGAACCCTGTAGTGATAGAAGCCCTAGATAACTTGGGGTTCAGAGCTATGGATGGTGATCTCATCCTCAAATGCCCATGCAGATCAGACTTCTGTCATGGGTATGTTATCAAAGATATATTGGAGGATAAACTCAATGAGTAATAAGCTCGATAGCAAGCTTAGAAATACGCTGGTCAACAACAGTATATCTGATGCTACTACCCAGTACAGCATCCTTCGTGCTCTGATGAGTATAGATGAACGGCTCGAAGAGCAGAACAATATCCAACAGGAGATGCTCAACAACTGGGGAGCATATCGTAATGTGGAGAACAACCGATGAGGAAGAAGCCTCTACGCTTCAGTTGGAGAGGTAGGATCATTCTTTCTGGATCCCGTGAGGTATCCAAGAAAGACGATCTGAAGCCTTCATGGTCAGGTTGGTTCTACGAGAATGTATATGCTCGTAGACATAAGGAGATCATATAATGCGTGAAGATGGTCCACACATCGAGATTGATCATTCCGATAACGCCGATGGTGCTCAGGCTGTAGCTACCAGATATGACATGGACAAAGGCCCATTGGCTATGCCTGAGCATATTAAGATCGGAGCCAAGAGTTGGGATGGTCACAAGCTTGAAAGCTATGGTGATCAGGTAGACGAATATGGTGTCTGGCTCGAAGAGCAGGTCAAGGCTGACAGTTATGCTGTTATGCGGGCACTAGATGACATCTACAACAAGGCGATCAAGACTGGAGTAATCCTGACTACTCGCTGCGTACCCTCACCATACATAACCCACGCTCATCAAGTGAAGCGTTTCATCATGGAACTGGCATCTTGAGATGCTACATGCTTTGGTAGCTGACTTCAGACAGCGTGGTGAGAGATGGGTCAGACATTTAACTGATGACGACTTCTGGTTTGAGCCATTAGGTACTGATCTAAATATAGGCAAATTTCATATACGCTGTAAGTACAGTGGTAGAGTAGATGAGATAAGACTCATCACTCAGGATAGCCAAATACATGGTTATCGCTTCAATGGTCAGGTTATAGCCATTGACGACTCATATGCTGTTGACGGACTACTTATGTATGTCCGTCACAACATAGACCGCAGAAGCCGAATAGGCGGTAGTCCTCATAGTCCAGACCCAGAAACACTATTCTGGCATTGGATCCCTGAAGATGCTGTCGGCACCCCAACAGACGATGACAGACCATGTTTCGTGGAATGTATTCAATCACTTAAAAGGAGGTAATTATGGGCACAGGTAAGGGCATAATGGAGATGAATGAAGGCGATTTTGGCCTCATGCTCAACATTTGTCTAGCCCTGAAACCTTTAGCTGAAATTGCTGATGAGTTTGATAATCAGAACACTTATCGCCCAGATCGACCGGCTGAAGATATCCTGTACCAGCTTGGAGAAAAGTCCATCACGTTGCAGCATTGTTTCAATGCTCAGCGTATTTTTAAGGAATTAACATCATGAGTAACATCGACGCATCGAAGATAGTCTTTGTCTTTGGTTCAAATGAAGGCGGTATCCACGGTGCTGGTGCCGCTCGATTTGCATATAAGGAACGTGGAGCACGTTGGGGACACAGCTATGGTCACTATGGTCAGAGCTTTGCTATTCCCACTAAAGGCATTATTCGTGAACGTCAGTTCGACGAAGCTAGAGTAGGTCATACGCTTCCTCTGGATCAAATCCGAGATTATGTAACCGGCTTCCTAGCTTACGCTAAAGGTCATCCTGAACTTCAGTTTCAGGTGACATGTATTGGCTGTGGTTTAGCTGGTCTAAAGCACGCAGATATTGCCCCAATGTTTGAGCAAGCTCCTGCTAACTGCTTCTTTGATTTGAAGTGGAAAGTTTGGCTTGAGAGAACTGGTCGAGTAAATGACCAATATTGGGGTGAAGCCTGATGGTAGATCCAGCCCTACTGGTTCGCATCCGTCAGGATGCCAAGCGCATCCGTGAACATGGAGACCGTACAGGGCCTCTGGAAAACAAGCCACTACGTTGGGAAGGTTGTACTACCAATCCTAACGGATGGCGTCTCATGGGTGATCTAGCAGATGATCTAGACGCTATCGCAGAGCATCTTGAGAGGAGCTTAGACGATCTAAAATAGGAGGGCTTATGCCCGTAACACTCACTGAGTATGCTGTGAGGGTCAAAGGCACTCACAAGTATCTACCTCGTCCTCAGAGACGTGATGGCAGAGGCGGTTCATGGTATGAACCAATGGACTTCAGCCTACCACCACATCAACGTGGTGGTTCTTCCATGTTCGCACAGAACATGCAGATACGATCATTCTCACAAGAACGTGCTGCCAAGATCTTTCTAGGCTCTTGGCTATTAGGACGTTTCTATGGGGATCAGGATGGTGATGTCTGGAATAAGACAATGCCTCATCGTCGTGCTGAAGACATGGAAATAGTTCCAATCACAATCGTACTACCAGACTAGGAGAATGGAAATGAACCAACATCTAGTCCATCGTCAGATGGAAGGACTTCCCTTGTGCTCTGAGAATGAAAGCAAAGCTGAATACCACCTCAAGACTAAGAGTGGGAAGCTTGTTGCTGTTGTTAGTGATGAGGAACGTGTCGGTACATTTATCGAAGAGCGTATCGCTAAGCACGGAGACAAGGTAGCACCTCTCAGTGTGTTCCGAGTGACTACGATTACTGAGAAGCTGTAATGGAAGACATTCTAGCCATAGAGTGGATCAAAGAAATGAAATGGAGAGACGCTTCTAATGGTAATTTTGGAGGCGTTTTATTTTGTCATGTGATCCTAGCTAAATTCACGGGTAATTGGAAATAATCGAATACACAGGAGATCAAGATGCACGACGCAGATCCCAAAATGAAGAACAAGCAGATGGAACTGGAACAACTGTATTCCAAGAACCAACTGCTCCCTCGTATCAAGGCTGAGTTCGCTTCCTGTGAGGAAGTCAACTTCACTGAGATCTTTCAGACTAACGGCATTCCAATGGACTTTGGATATGCTCTTCTGGTTCAGATGGCACTGCACAAGCGTGCCGATCTTCCTACTCTCGTAGGTGTGCTCAGGTCTCACTGTCAGACTGCCCAAGAGGTAGTCGATCTTGTCATCAAGATGTGTGAGCTAGACCTCTGTCACTGGAACCCAGTACAGCGTGTGTTTATCACTGCCATTACCCTTGGTGATGACGTGCAGGCTGATCTGGATCGATACCAGTTTCCTCTTCCTATGGTCATTGAACCAATGGAAGTGAAGACCAACCGTGACACTGGCTACATGCTTAGCCGTGGCTCTATCATCCTCAAGAAGAACCACCACAACGATGATGTGTGCTTAGGCCATATCAATCGTCAGAACCGAGTGAAGCTGACCATCAACCGTGACACGGCTCAGATGGTAAAGAACACTTGGCGTAATCTGGATAAACCAAAGGATGGTGAGTCCAAGGATGACTTTGAGAAGCGTGTGCGTGCTTTCAACAAGTACGACCGTACCTGCCATGATGTGATCGAGACCCTAACTGAACATGGGAATGAGTTCTACCTCACCCATAAGTATGACAAGCGTGGCCGTATCTACTGCCAAGGCTATCACTGTTCATACCAAGGGGCACCGTGGAATAAAGCAGTAATTGAGTTAGCGGATAAGGAACTCATTGACGGGTAATCCCTAGTAGGGTACTCGTACCCTATCAAGGAGACATTATGAAAACCTGTAAGGACTGTGGTCAGGCTAAATCCTATGACCAATTCGTAGCTAAAGCGTCGTGCAAAGACGGCTATGAGCCTCGTTGCAGACGCTGCCGAAGCATCAGATATAATAAGAGCACAATCGATCTCTTTTTCAAAAAGATCTATAACTCTCAATGCACTAACTCAATAAATCGAGGCCACCCATTACCCGACTATACAGTAATTGATCTCATGTATTGGGCCGATCAACAGGCCAGACTGAGCATCATGTGGGATGATTATGTAAACTCTGGTTACGATCAGAACTTAGCTCCAAGCGTAGATCGTATTGATGATCTCAAACCGTACACATTGAACAACCTTCAACTTATGACTTGGGCAGAAAACCGAGCCAAAGGTGCTCAAGGTAAGAGGCTTGGTACGGTTAATGCAAATCAGAGAAGAGTCATGTCTCTTTTTTTGGATGGTATGCCTGACAAAACATATCACTCTATTATGGATGCTGCCCGATCTGTGAAAGGTCACATGAGCGGTATCAGTGGAGTGGCTAACGGAGTTCCCATTAGAAAGAGTGATGGAACTTCTTATACCCCTAGAACCTACAAAGGAAGATTATGGAAATGGGTATAGCTGACCTTTGATCAGCTATACCCTAATCTGAACATCAACTCCAAGATGCTAGATGCAGGAGACTAACATGCAAAAGTTCAAGGCACTTGACTATCTCAAGATCGACATCGCCAACTCGTTTGGTCATGACAAGCTGACATGGAACCAGAGAATAGAATGGTTCGACTCTATCAAGGACAGCAACCTAGCTGAACTGATCCAGCAGGCAGATGAGCCTGCTATGTTCTATGCAGGCTGCAAGGCATACAATGATGCACTGGCAGGTGTACCTTCGGGTTACATGATCTCGTTGGATGCTACGTCTTCAGGCTTGCAGCTTCTTGCTGCTTTGACTGGATGCCGTAAGTCTGCCGAGCTTTGCAATGTAGTTCCTTTCCTTGGCTCCAACAACGAAGTTGCAAGGACCGATGCTTATACCAGCATCTATATGGAAATGCTCGCTCGTGTAGGCGAGGAAGCCAAGATCACTCGTAGTGACACCAAGCAGGCTATCATGACCTCGCTCTACTCTTCTACGGCTATGCCCAAGAAGATCTTTGGTGAAGGCGCTCTGCTCGATGTGTTCTATGATACCATGAACGACATGGCACCCGGAGCTTGGGAGCTTAAGGATGCCATGATGACGTTCTGGAACAAGGACGCATACAGCCATGACTGGGTGCTTCCTGATAACTTCCACGTCAAGATCAAGGTGATCGACTCTGTGAAGGAGACGGTTCATTTCCTGAATGAGCCGTTCGACGTGTATCAGAAGATCAATCGCCCTATGGAAGAAGGCCGTTCGCTGGGTGCTAACACCATTCACTCTATCGATGGTATGATCTGCCGTGAAATGGGTGAGCGGTGCGATTATGATCTGAACAAGGTCAATGCACTGTATGATCTACTTGCCGGAGACCAGCCGGGATCCAAGAACACCAACAGCGACGACGACAAGCTGGTCGTTACCCTCTGGGACCACTACCAGCGCAGCGGGTATCTCTCGGCCCGGATCATCAACGTACTGAACTTTGATAATCTGGGACATGTCGATCCCGTTGTCATCTGGGAGTTGTTGGAGAGCCTGCCCGAGAAGCCATTCAAGGTGCTTAGTGTGCATGACTGTTTCCGTTGCCACCCTAATTATGGCAATGATCTACGTGAACAGTATGCACGTCAACTAATGCTTATCGCCAAGAGCGATTTGCTCAGTGACCTGATCTCTCAGATCATTGGCCGTAAGGTAAGCATTGGTAAGTTGGATCCAGAACTCTGGACTAACATCATGGACACGGACTATGCGTTAAGCTAGGTAATTTGGGGAGAGCTTATGCTCTCCCCAGTTTTTTCTTGAGGTTAGATGGATATGGCAACCTATAAAGTAGCTTGGAACCAGATCACACGAGTAGCTACGGTACTGAATGCTGCAACTGCTATTCCATCTGGCTCAGTGTTCCTTGGCAACTTTGAGCATGATAGCAATCCCTTCGATGGTCAAGGGGATGATACTAATCATAGGCTCTATCATCACGTCAGAGACATCTTTTACAGGACACGCAATATCCAAGATATGCACCGTATCAAGATCATTTCTATGATCAATGGTGCTCCTGTAGAAGTTGCTGCCCCTACGTTTACCACTGATCCGAGCATCAGTGGCATTGCTAAGGTAGGTCAAACTCTCACTGGTAATGATGGTGTCATTTCAAATGGCACTGTATCCGCTCGCTCTTGGTTCCGTAATGGAAATCCAATTGCTGGTGCAACTACCAAGACATATCTACAGACCAGTTCTGATCTAAATGCTCTCATTGCATATGAGGTTACAGCTACTGGTGCAGGTGGTAATACAACCAAGCGTAGTAATACTGTTGGTCCTGTAGCCCCAGAAATTGCTGCTGCAACTCGTCTTCTTGCTAGTGCTAGTCGTACTTTCTCTCCAATAGATGGCGTCATGGGCACTCTGCCCACAATCTCGCAAGGTGCCGACTTTGCCGCCAGCCTCGTAAACCCCACCATGACGATAAGCTATGGCTCCGGCATGTATCAGGCTAATGATCTTGCAGTAATTGAAAGCGTGTCGGGCAAGATTGTACTTGGTCCGTCCGGCAACCAGTATCAGGGTCAGGGCATGACGGGCAACCGTAGTACGCTCGCGAAGAGGGGGCAGTCGGGCCAAGGCTTGCGGTTCATGACCAGTGCCGTGGACATGGATTTCTGTATGAACTTGTCGGCAGCTAACTTTGTGATCTATGTCACCGATGTTGCAACAGGTGTTCGTGCTAGAGCCAGCGATGGTGATATCACCTTCGGAAGTAGCAACTGGCGCTATGTCCGTCTCACCTTCGCAACCCGAGCGAGCCGCATTATCGAGGTCTACACGACCAACCTCGGCGCGTTCCGTGGTATCAATTGCGAGGCCGGATATACGATCACCAAGGCCCCCGCTTCAACAGAAGCAAAGATAACTATCCTTGGTGATAGCTGGGCAAACGGTCAGTTGAGCGGTGGTACCAAGAGTGTTAAACTCAACTGGGCTACTTACTTTGCAGAGCGTTTCGGTGTCCTAAATCCGAACCAGAGTGCAAACGGTGGCACTGGTCTACTTAATCCCGGTGGTACTAACGGTACTTACCGTGAGCGTGTGCTAGCCGGTGATATCGACGTAGCATTCATTGGTGAACAGGATCTTATCGCCATTGAGACAAGCGTCAACGATACCAATTTCACCGCAGTTGATGCTGATTGTCAGACCGAAATGCAATTGCTGACAGCCGAGGTTATGGCGCGACAGCCGAACGCCGTGATCATTGCATGGGGTCCACAGACAACGCTAGGTACGACGACTCCACAGAGTCGGCATGATGCAATTAAGGCGGGTTTCTTGGCCGCTGCTGGTAGTAATAAGCGTTGTATCTGGATCGACAGCAGCCCAGCCGGGCAAGGCTGGTTTGCAAATGCAACTGAACGTGCTGCATGGATCGGAACTGATAATACGCATCCTAACGATTTGGGTAAGATTGGATATGGTCGTAGAGCGGGTAATGCTTCGGTCGCAGCCGTGCAGGCTATTGTAGGTTAAGCGAACTCAAAACTTGATCATAGTCGCTGTCTTAATAATGTAGGATATTCTCTATGGCTA